GGGTCGGGCGAGTTTGGACATCGTTTCCAACGCAGCCGACAGTAATACTGCTGCGGAGTCGAACTGGTGGAACGGGACGACGTTCGGGCCTGATGTTGAAGTAACAACAACGGTCAAGTCCACCTTCCTGGATGTTGACGACGGCGAAGGTGGCTGGTTTCCGACCGACGCCTCTTTGTTTGCGAGGATCGTCAGTCCTGGCACAGCAGGAATAGACGGGTACTACCTGTATTTTCAGGGCGGACCGAATTACGGATACTTTGCCTGGTTCGGCAGGTTAGACAATCAGGTTGATACCCACCTGGGAGGCCCATACACCGGGTTCTCTATTGACGCGGGTGACAAGTTCGGGTTCAGTGTTGTGGGTTCAACACTCACGTTTTATCGGAAGCCTGCTGCTGGTTCGTGGGCGCAGGTGGGAACGACACGGACGGACGCTACGTATTCGGCAGCCGGATATGTAGGGCTGATGGGTGCTTCTCCTGGTGTGGGTGTTGATGCTGAGTTCGACGATTTCGGCGGCGGCACCATCGCAGCGGGCGCTGCCACCTTTGGCAAGGTTGTTATCCGCAGCCGCTCGGGTGCTGCGGTTCAGGGGCACGACGCAACCGGCGCGGACGCTACCATCTTCGCGGAAACCGGGTCGTCTGCTTCGGGCCACGACGCCACAGGCACTCGGGCGAAGGTCGTCTCTAAGTCAGGTTTCGCGGTATCAGGCCACGACGTTGCGGGTGTCTCGGAGAAGGTACTCGGCAGCACCGTCTACCAGAAGACCGGGGCGGCTGTCCTCGACCCCTCGGCGTCCGCTGTACGTTCGAAAGGTATGGCGAGATCCGCCCCCGCTTCCGGCCGTCTGCTCGCTGCCGGAGTCAAAGCGGCCACCTACCAGGAAACCGGCGTCGCGATGTCGGTGCTGGTCGGCACCTGCCCCGACGCCTCCATCTTCGCTGAGTCTGGAGCCGCCTCCGCTAATTCGGCAGCGACAGCTGCAGAAGCAGCACTGCTCAATAGGTCCGGCTCTGCCACTTCGGGGCATGATGCCAGAGGTACCGCAACCAAGGCTTTCGAGAAGACGGGCAAGGTAGTTGGCAAGGCGTACACGAGCGGTAGCGACGCGATTCTCTTCCAGGAGGCCGGTGCTCCGGTTAGCCACGCGTCGGCTGCAGGATCCGATGCTACAATCGTCTCCAGAGCCGGAGTGGCGGTCTCCCGCGACACCGCCCTGGGCTCAGACGCTACTACCGATATCGAGACTGGAACGGCAACCGAGAATAGCTCGGCAACTGGGGCTGCCGCCAAGAGCCGTGGGAGGGCAGGAGTCGCCGTTTCTCGTGTCACCGGCTCTGGCGCTGACCAAGTCATCTACCAGAAGACTGGGTTCGTCCTTAGTAATCTGCAGGGCACTTGCCCAGATGTCGACCTCGAGGCGGAGACCGGTGCCGGCGTCTCTAGTCTCGTCGCTACGGGTGCCCGGTTCAAGACGATTGTTCGAACGGGTGTCGCAACCAGCCATGAAACCGCTACAGGTGCTGATGCTTCTCTTGAGCAGGAAACAGGGGCTACTGCCTCGCACGAGTTCGCTTCTGGCGCTAGAGCTAAGCAGAGGGCGGTCACAGGTAGCGCAACTTCCCGCGTCACGGTGTCTGGTCCCGACACAGCAAGTTTCCTCGAGGCTGGTTTTGGTGCCAGTCGTGAGACGACATCGGGCGCGGACGCGACGACATTCGTCGAGACCGGTTTTGTAACTGAGACGGGTGCCGCAACTGGTCGGGCAACCAAGGCTTTCGAGAAGACAGGCTCAGCGACGACTAGGGAGTGGGCTCGTGGGGCAGACCAGGATACACTTGACCGTTCTGGCTTTGTCGTCGTCGACCATTCTGCGACAGGTTCTGAGCAAGCCACCTTCAGAGAGACAGGGAAAGTAGTCTCCGATCACGCTGCTACTGTCTCAAGGGCTGTAACCTATCAGAAGAGTGGTAATGTCACGGCCACCTCCTCTGCATATGGCCCGAATGCAAAGGCTCGCGGCAAGAGCGGCTTCGCAACGAGCCGAGAGACAACCTCCGGAACAGATGCCAGCTCTTTCGTAGAAACAGGGGTGAGTGTCAGCGAGCATGTGGCTACCGGGGTAGACACTGACATCCTGGACCGTAAGGGGTTTGCAGAGGCAGGGCAATTCGCGGCTGGGTCCTGGTCTAGGCAGGGTGTCTCTCTCAAGTCTGGAGGAGCTTCTACTTTCTTGCGGGGCTCTGGCTCAGATGCCGATACTCTTAACAGAGCGGGCAACGCAGTCTCTGGCCTTAGCTCTACAGGGCAGGGCGCAGATGCGTTTGTTGAGAGCGGAACGGCGGTGGCCGGTGAGTCTGCTGTCGGCGCCTCTGAGTTTACACCCGGATTTATCTCTTACAGCAAGTCTGGATTTGCGGCTCTTACTACGGACGCGGAAGGAGAGAGGCTGCGTTCGATCAACAGGTCTGGGAACTCTGTTGAGGCCTCCTCTGCTTCGGGAGCCAGGGCCACGGGTATCTCCAAGAGCGGATCTGCTAACGTCGTCACGGCAACGACGGGCAAGAGAAACATATTGCTTTCGAAGTTCGGCTTCGCAATTGTTGAATCAACGGTCTTCAGTACGAATGCCGCTCTTGCAAATAGGTCGGGCTTTGCTGCAATTGATCTCTCTGCAACAGGGGTCCCATCCTCCCTTCTTCATGTTTCCTACTCTGTCTCCGGTAGTGCAGCCACATCTTGGACGGCTTCAGGATCCGACAGCTCTGCCTTCTTGGAAACCAGTAGTATTAGCGTGATGCTTTACGTCAAGGGTCCCGGGAAGCGAAGGCATATATCGGGTAGGTCGCACACGGGAAGAGATTATGCCTCTCACCTTCCCGGCAGTGAAACTTTCGCACCAACTGATCACGGCAAGTCAAGGACACGATCTGAGACGGGAGATACTTATGGCAGCTGATGAATTCAAGATCCGCCAGGACAATACTCAGTTCTCGATCGTATCCACTCTAGAGGACTCTGAGCATAAGATCGTTGATCTGACGAACGCGGAATCCGTCTCCTTCAGGATGTCACCTATCGGGGGTGGCGACACCAAGGTAGACGCCGTTGCTTCGATCGTTGGCTCCAAGACGAATGGTGTCGTACAGTACGACTGGGATTCTGCCGACACCGATACCGCCGGGTCCTTTCTCGGTAGCTGGCGTGTCATGTGGAACTCTCCGGATGACTTCCAGGACTTCCCCAACGGTGGATACATCCTCGTCACGATTACACCGGCTGTTGATACAGCTTATGCAACATACGCAACTCCAGAGGAAGTCAAGAAAATGCTGACTCTCTCCGGAACATCCTTTGTAGACGAGGAGCTCACCACCGCTCTCGCTGTGGCCTCTGATGCTCTGGATGAGTTGTGCGGAGGACGGAAGTTCCGGCTTGATACCTCTGCCCAGGCAGAGGATACTGTTCGCTACTACCGTCCGACGAGTCCTACGACTGTGATTGTCGACGACATCGTGAAGGTAACAACAGTCATGGCCGACAATGACGGAGATGGAGATTTCGAGTGGGAGCATGAGGAGGGGAAGAATTTCTTCCTCTGGCCCTACAATGCGGTCACCGATGGCCGTCCGTACACGCAGCTTCAGCTGAATACCGCTAACGCGACAAGAGCGTTCCCCTCTTGGTACGGAAGGTCGATCGAAGTCACCGGGATCTTTGGCTGGCCGGCAATTCCAAGTTTCCTCAGGGCAGCGACGAGTATGCTTGCTGTCCGCCTAGTCAAAAGAATGAGGGAGGCGCCATTTGGGGTAGCTGTCTCTGCAGGAATTGAAGTTGGTACGGCAGTCAGGATCGCAAGAAGCGATCCGGACATCATGGCTCTTGCGGAACCGTACACGAGGGAGAAGGTTGTTTGATCTAGCCCTCATACGGCCAGCCCTGCTGGCGAACCTCGAAGACCTCATCGAAGCGGAGGGGTTGCAGGGGTCTCCATATCTCCTGCCGAGCCCCATGCCACCGGTGATTCAGATCTCGGGATTGAGCGAGATCACATATGACGTTGCGATGCACAGGGGTGGAGACGAGAACATCGTCGTTGTTCAGGCTCTGACGTCCAAAGCAATAGACGAGGCTGGACAGATGAAGCTTGATCGGCTCCTAGTGTCGAGTGGCCCGTCTTCCGTAAAGGAGGCGATCCAATCTGATCCAACCCTCGGAGGTCTAGTCGACGATCTTCGGGTCGTGCGCTGCTCAGGTCATCAGATTCTAACCAGGCCAGGTGAGAATGTGAGCTACCAGGGGGCGCAGTGGTTCGTGCAAGTTGAGACAACTGGATAGGAGGAAGTAATGGCCAAGTACATCATCAAGGATGCATACCTGCTCATCAAGACGACGAACCTCTCGGATCGCGTCGCAGAGGTCACGGTCAACATGAGTGCCGACGATGTGGACGTGTCCACCATGGGCACGGGTGTTCACCAGCATCTGGGTGGACTCCGCAACGACTCGTACGTCGTGAAGTTCCTCCAGGACTTCGCGGCTCTGAAGGTCGATGCGACACTGGCTCCGCTGGTGGCAACCTCAACGACACAGCCGACGTTCGCAGTCGACTGCGCCCCCACCTCTTCCGGGGCATCAGCCACCAACCCGCACTACATCTGTTCCGAGGGTGTTCTGCTGGACTACCAGCCCATCGCCGGAGCAATCGGCGCACGTTCCGAAGTTGACGTTACGATCTTCGCCAACGACGCGATCGTGCGGAACCCGACGGCCACCTAGTAGACCAACATGTTCAACAAGGTCACAGGCTCACACGGCGCGAATAGGGCAAGTCGCGTGAGCCTGTGGCCCCCAAACGGAGGGCAAAATGTCTGAAGAACCGAAGCAAGCAGGGTTTGAGCTCAATAGTGAGTTCTACGCCTGGCATCTAACGGACAAGATCAAGGACCTTCAGCTCATCGATCACTTCGCGCAGATGCCACCGGCTGATTTCTTCTCGGCAGTCGAGGATGACTTTGACCGATCGCGGACGCCAATTCTGACGGCCATGATGGCGACTTCCATACGGCACATCAAGCCGAACTGGTCTCTGGCCAGAGTCATCAGGATGGTAGAGGACATCTCAATGAGCGACGTCACCTTCTTCGAGGGAGAGGAAGAGGAAGATGAAGAGGAGGGCTCTGTCCCTTTGGACTCCCCTACGGCCGAAGAAGAGGATACGCCGGAGTCGTCGGAGAAGTCGAGCGAGCCTGCGGCTACTCCATCAAAGAAGTCATCGAAGACCCAACCCTCCTCTGGAACCCCTGGGTCGGATACCACTTCCATCTCCCCCTCGACCGAGACCAGCTGAGCGAGATCTCACTTGGCCTGTATATCGCAATGAAGGATTCACTCAGAGACTGACGTGCCAATACAGCTCACATACCGTGTTGTAGGTCTAGACCAGCTGCTCTCTGCAGAGCAGACAGTTGGTGCCAAGACGCAGGGGATCTTGACAGACCACCTCCTACGGTTGGGAGAAGATGTCGCTAGGGACATTCGCGGCGAGTATCTCAACTACAGCGTCGAGGGCGCATACGGTATTGTGGCGAAAGTGTTCACGTCAGGTCTCTGGGTGGTTCAGACCCTTCCTAAGAGCAGATACGTCCAGAAGCAACGTCCTAACTTCGGACCACTCATGATGCGGGAGGCGTTCATTCCTGCGGTTGACGAGAATGAGAGCAGAATTGTGGTAGCAGCTGACCTCGCAGTAGCCGAGGCGACCGCCCTGTACTGGGATGAGAGAGGAGCATAGAGTATGGCGCGGAAACTTGCCGTCGAGATTGTAGGTTCTGCTGCTAGTCTCAAGGCTGCGTTAGGATCAGCATCAGCTGCCACCGCGAAGTTTGCCGGGGAATACAAGGCAGCCTTTGCAGGTATGACGGACGCTACGCTGACTCTTGCGGTGGCTGAGGATCGTCTGGCGATGGCCAATGCTAGGTTCGGGGTAGGGACGCAGGGGGCAGCTAGGGCGACGGTTGCCTACCGCAAGGAGATGGACGCTCTCGGCCGTTCTACGACGACCGCCATGCAGAATATCGGGCGCACGCTGACGACGTTTGTCACGATCCCCGTAGCGATCATCGGGTATGCCTCTACGAAGATGGCCGTGGACTTCAACCGCAACATGGTGATGATCCAGACCCAGGCTGGTGCATCTTCACAGGAAGTCAAAAATCTTTCCAAGGAAGTTCTCCAGCTAGCCAAGTCGAGTCCTCAGGGTCCTGTTGCTTTGGCCCAGGGTTTGTACCACCTAGAGTCCCTGGGTCTGCGCGGAGCGAAGGCCATGGAAGCATTGAGGCTGTCTTCAATGGCCGCAGGCATGGGCATTGCAGATATTGAGTCTGTTACCACGGCGCTCGGTGGTGCAGTAGTCACAGAGATTCAAGGGACCAAGAACTATGCTGAGGCAATGGGTACGTTGAACGCTGCTATCGGCGTGGGTAACATGCGCATGGAAGACATGGCTGGGGCGCTGGGCACGGGCATTCTTCCGGCAGCTAAGAACGCCGGTCTGTCACTCGACCAGGTTGGCGCTGCCCTTGCGGTTCTGACCGACCGTGGACTATCGGCAGAGAACGCCGGCACCCGTCTTCGCATGACGTTTGCTTTTATGCAAGCACCGTCTCGAAAAGCAGGTCAGGCTCTTTCGGACATGGGCATTGACGCTGAGTATATGTCGCAGAAGTTGCGAGGGCCAAACGGTTTGTTCGAAGTTCTTCAGATGCTGAGTGAGGGGATGAAGAGCGTTGGTAAGGCTCGCGGAGCCGCTGACATTCTAAAGGCATTCGGCGGTGGCCGCTCTGGAGCTGGTATTCTAACGCTCGTTCAGTCTTTGGACTCGAGCATCTCCTCCTACCAGGGGAAGCTAGAGCAGATCCAGAAAAACCAGGCCGACTTCGGTAAGAACATGAAGGCATATATGGAGACGCCTTCTTACAAGCTGTCGGTAGCTCTTAATACGCTTCAGTCGGACATGACGAAGCTTGGTACCTCCCTTACGCCGATGATTCTGGGCATAGCCAAGGCTATTTCGACGATCGCTGATGCCTTCACCGCGTTACCTGGACCAGTTAAGAGAGACATGGGCATCATCGTTGGACTTCTGGCAATTGGGGGACCCCTGTTTCTTGCAATTGCTAGTACGAGAAGGATGATCAAAGCAATTGCGGCAGCGTTCCAGTTTATGCAGGCGAAGGCTGCAACCTCGATCATGTTGACGAACGTCGAGATGGGAACTCTTACCGCTTCTACCACGACGGCTACTGTGGCCACGGGTAGGCTCGCCGGAGCTATGGGAGCCCTGAGGGCAGCCGGACCACTTCTGCTTCAGGTGTACATCGGAGTTGAGTTTGCTTATCCTTGGATGAAGAAGCTCTTCGAAGAGGGCGGGGCTGATTTCTCCGCGCCAAAGAAGGGCTCTGGAACATTCCAGGGAATCAAGCCCGGGACGACGGTCACCCAGACCGATGGCCGTTCATTCGTGATTGGCCCCGACGGGCAGCCGATGACGCAGGAGGCTTACAACGCACAGACTTATGGTAGACCGGCAGGAAGACGTCGCAATTACAGGCCCGACCAGGACTATGAGACGGGGAAGGTCCCGAGGACGGTATTGCCGCGTGGCATGACAGACGCTGTCAATAAGGCCCGCTTGAATGCGGGACTAAAAGACGATGTGCAGGTTGCCAAGAGCATCGAAGCTTGGTGGGCTGA